CAAACCACTCATTTTCACCATTAGTAGAGAATATAATCCACTCTTTACCTACTAAATCTGAATTAGTTTTACTGGCTTGTAGTTCGGCAACATATTGTGTTACTTTACCTTTCTTCGTCTTTTTGATATGAATCATTTGAATGAATCTCGCAGGTGTTGATTTATGCCAATCAGGAACTTCACCAACAGGGACAGGATTTACAATATCACCGTATATAGGCTTCATATGTGTAATGATATATCTATCACACATTAAATCCATAAAGTTATCTAACAACCTATTATAGACCCTATTCCTAACTTTCCAATCTAAGGGATTTACACGGATAGAATCTGTATCATGAATGATAGTTCCTTCACGCTTATTACTTTTAACTAAATGCGCTCTAAGCACATCTCCAGATGCTTCATATACTTTATCTAAACCATCTAGAACAACAGCCTTAACATTCCCTTCATCAATTTCTTCTTTACAATATCTAATAAAAGAGTTTGCATTATCAAATGATGCTTCATGGTTTTCAGTCCCATCAACATTAAATTGTCTAGGAGTAAAGATAATAATATTAGGGTCACGATTATGGCATGAATCCCATGTAGGCTCAGAACCATTATCCCAATCTAATACCATTACTTTTAACCCTTGTTTAACCTCTTCCTCTGTTCTACAATCAAGTGCAATTCCAGTTTTACCCACCTTTGGGTCGCCAGTAATTGCACAATTAATATATGACCTATCCCTTGCTAATCTATTTGATATTTGAGATAACATCTGTTCCTTTAATAACGCATATTTACTTTGTTCATTCTTATTTTCATCTTTCTTTTCAGTATTCCAACTCATTTTTATTCACCTTTCTATATTTATTCCATAATTCTATAAATTCATTTTTCTCTTTTTTGCTTTTATATCGTTCTCTGAGGTATTTACCAGAAGGCATATGAAATTTAGCCCAATAAGAGCCGTCTTCATCATTTTGTTTCCAAGTAATAAATTCAATGTCCTCTAAACGAACAGCATATTTTTCTGTTTGATATAACATATTTTATTCCCCAATTAAATAGGTGAGAGAATGGAATTGCCCGATGGAGGTGTAACACTCTTATTCCATTTTTAACTGTGTTAAAAACTCTCATGATTAATTTAATCAGAACCAATCAAAATCTTCTTCATCTGGATTATCGTATTCAACAACCGCACCACGGCGGTTAATTACATACAATCCTTGAAGATTGATTGATACATCTCCTAATGAACCATCTTCATTCTTTCCTTGACTAGTTCTACCTACAACAAGAACATGACTTCCAATACCAAAATCAATATCAATTGTTGGAGGAACCCATACTGTTGTTGAAGAATTTCCACCGTCAGAATAATCAAAATCAGCATTTAGGTCACTAAGATAAATAATCCTATTACCATTCTTTGTGGGTTGTGGGCGAATATTAACTACATCACCATCACTAACAACCATCTTTTCATTCCACGGCTTATCCATAGATTTAATATGATATTGACCTAACCCAAGCAAAGGACTCATATAATTACCCATTGTTGATGCTAGAGTATCTGTAATATTAATTGTTGATTCATCAACCTTGTAATCACATTCAGCAGACAAATCATCATTATATTCTAAACTCAATACTGTTTGGAAATCCTTATCAATTCCATAAATCATTCCCTTCTCATCATTTACCATACCATTGAAATGCAATAGTCGGAAACATTCCGGCTTGAAAGTTTGTGCGCTATTTCCGCGAATACGGAACATATAGTGCTTAGGTTGTCCACTAACTGAACCAACAAAATGACCTGTTAATTGCCAATTGTCTTTAGGTAGTGGCCTTCCGTAATTAGGGTTAGCAGAACCATTCCAACCAGTTTTTTGTGTATTTAGTGGAATAACCCACTTTCCTTCATCAACTTCTCTAGCAATTCCCGGTAACTTTTCTACTTCCTTTACCTTTTCTTCACCATTATGCTTTGCAGACAATTGATAGCCTTCACCGTTAGAAACGGCAATTGCTACCATTCCTACTTCATAAGTAGTTTGGGGGTCACGTTGATATTGAGCAACTGCTTTGTTTGCAGAAAGGTCACTAAAATTCTTAGCATCTTCCATAGCAACAAAGAATCCAAATATCTTCTTTGGGCCATTATCATTATCATTCATGGCATTATTATTGTTATCAGGATTTTCCTGACGCTTCTTCTGTTGAACGAACCATTGGTTAAAAAGTCCTAATGCGAGTCGTGGAGATTCAGATACATTAATCTGATTCTGACTACAAATCTCATCAAACTTTTCTTTTGTTTGTTCAATAGACCAACCAATAACCTCAGCCGCCTTCTTTATGTTTTCTATTATTTCTTCTTCATTCATTTTTTTCACCTTTTATTTTTATTTCTTTCACTTCATTTGTGCTATCATCCACGATGCTAAAACTCTTGGAGTTACAGTTTCACTTCTCCATTCAGTTTCGCCAATAATACGGAGCATTTTATACTTTACAGCCGTATCAAATTTACCATTTGTAATTACATCGTGTAGGCCATTACAAATGATTTTCATAGTTTTTCCATTATAGATTTCTGCATATAATTTCTCTAATGCATCATCTAATTTATTATCAATTACAAATTCAATAATTTGTTGATAATCAGTTAGGGATTTAGTCATTTGAACCGATAAAGTCGTATTTGAATTTATTGCGGCTTGTAATTCAACTATTGCCCTACGAATATCACCACCGAAGCCACCTATAAAGGTTTGCAGATTCTCAATGGGTGGAATTGGCTTATTTTCCTCTTCAAGGATTAGTTTCAATACATTTAGGATAGAATCGTTAGAAACAGTCCCAAAGTAATAATTTGCACATCTTGATTGAAGGGGATAGACAATCTTAGACCTATCGTTTGATGTGAACACAAAACGAACATGGTCGGAATATCGTTCCATTATCCGTTTCAATGCATTCTGAGCATCATTAGTCATGTTCTCCATCTCATCCAATAGGATGATTTTAAATGGAACATCACCAATAGTTCCGCTTTGTGCAATATCCTTAATTTTTCCTCTAATTACATCTAACTTTCTATCATCACTTGCATTGATTTCAAAGAAATTAGATTGCATATTTTCTCCTAATATCTCATATCCTAAAACATATGCTGTTGCAGTTTTTCCGGTTCCAGCAGGACCGTATAACAATAAATTAGGCATATCTTTTAGAAGCACCCAATTTTCTGCATCCATTTTAAAATTCTCTTGTCCAACAATTTGACTTAATCTTGTTGGTCTATACTTTTCTGTCCATAACATTATCTCACCTCTTGTTCATATTTTTCCACATCTATTACCCATGCCCCTTTGCTTTTATTTACACTTTCGATATAATTTAAGGAAGACAAATATCTTCCTGTTGCATAAGCAGTAGGCATATTTTTCATATGAAATTTCCCATAATTTCCACTCCATAATCTAAAGTAACCTTCGGCATTGTCTTTAGCCATCCAAAGAATATCTTTAGACCTAAAGGGTTCATTCCCATACGTCAAATACCATAAATATAAACCATAATCTACATATCTTTTATGTTGAGGTTTAATTACTCTTCTTGTTTTACTTTCCATTATAACCACTCTGTTAAACTACTTCTACCTTTAGGGATTACCCTATCGGTCTTTTTCTTTCTTCTCTTTTCACCAAGCCCTAATAATCTACACTCGGCATTATTTAATTTTGTTTTAGCCCAATCTGAAACTACTTCATCTTTTACTAAATCACGAAGTAAATATTCTTCATGGGATTTCAATCTAAGCCTACGACATAAACCGGGAATCTTAGAATAAGTCCCTCTTTTTGGAAATTGGGGCCTATTAAAATCTCTTCCATCATATAAATATGCTAACATTTCATAGAAATACTTCATAGGTAATCTTCTTCTTACTCTAGCATCAACATAAATTAATCTATTTGGATGAATATTTTCATTCAACCAAGACATAATTTGTGTATCTGATGGTTTGTTTACCTTTAATTTATGCGCTACCTTATCTCTATCTGTTTCCCTTAGATATTCCATTACAATACCAAATATAGCATCTTCTAATAGATAAGGTTCTGAACTTCTAGGAGCAAGAGTTTTTATTTCTTCTCTCAAATAATTCTTAGAACCGACTCTCTTTATTTTACAAAGAGTTTTAATTTCTGATGGTATATCCTTTTCATTATGGCAAGTTAATACTAAGGGACCAGAATATTCAATAATTAAAGATTTAATTAAATCAATATTCGCCTTGTAATGAACATCTTCAATAATTATTCCCTCATCAGTAAGAGAATAAATATCTAATTCTGGCATTAGATTAGCAAAATATCTATTTGCATTAGGTAGCATATCAATAGCAGTTGTAGATTTACCCGTTCCCGCTTTCCCAACTAACATTATAGGCTGTGTTTCTTGTGCAATAGTTAAAAAACCCATTAAATGACGCCCTTAATCTCTAAAATTCTTTCTAGACCTTCTTGAGTTAAGTGTTCACCATTTTCATATAACCTAAAAACCTCTATGAATGATTCCCATTGATTTTTAGCATCAGGTAAATCTGGAACTAATTGGATTGTGCTATAAATATTAGTAGCACCACTTATTCTTAATATTGGTAAAGGTCTAGCCTTATGTTCTTCCTCTTTGTATTGTGAATCAATATTATATTGAGCGAAAGTTCTTTTTAATCCTAAAAGGAAATCTGCACCTCCTCTAAAGTTTAATCGCAAACGAACTTTATACCCTGTTCTAAGCCTATTATCTCTTGATACATGAATTTCAGGCTTTGGCAAACTAAGTAGGATGCCTTCTAATTGTTCTTTAGTAAACATATTATTCACCTCTAATTATAAACGCTAACAATACACAAATTGTGCAAATATTTACAACATTTACCATCATCAAAATTCTATTACTTCTATTTATCATTACCAACAACTCCTTTAACAAATCATTCGTTTCGTCCATCATTCCCATCTTTGTCCAACCCCTGTTCTATATCTATCAACTTTGCTCGGCGTGAAAGGTTATTAAACATACTCATGATTTCTTCTACCTCTTTCAAAGTTTCATCCCATATTTCTTCATCTGTATATTCAAATCTAATTGTTATATATTTACTGTATTTCATTTTAATCAACCCATGTATTCATTATTTTCTGCCCAGTAACCATAACCTGCATCAGGAGGTATTTGTAAGAAATACCAATGAGAAGGTTTTAGAGTTTTATCACCATACTCTTCTGCATTTTCTTTAGCACACCAAGCAAGTTCAGTAACTAAATCAGTTATATGTTCATGAACAAATTTAACTAAGTTACGGCTTACAGGCATATTAGTTTCTTCACGAAGTAACTTTGCTATTGGTATTTTAAGCCCAGTAATACTCTTTTCTCGCTTAGGCTTTTCAGGAATAATCAAATCCCCATCTTTAAAATATGGAACCATATGTGCGGCCATTTGCATATATCTACCTCTAGTTTCTGAAACCTTTTTCATATACGCAATACCCTCTTCAATCTTTATACAAGTGTAAGGTTCATTATCAATTATAGTAAAATCATTTATCTCTATCATTAAGCATACCTCCTAATCATGTCTTCATATGTATCAATATCTGCAACAGGTTTATCATTACGAATCCTTTTACATCTAGGGAATCTTAAAGCATAAGTTTCATCTTCATTTCTAGTTACCACATCTCCGGTAACTTCAAGAACAACGCGAGGTAAAAACAAATATGTATCTTTTTCAGAAGATATAATTACCTTACGAAGTTCATTAGTTAATCTAAATAAATCTGTATCAGAAAACCCTGTTCCAACAGAACCTATCTGAATAAATTCATTTTCATGTTTAACTGATATATCAAAAGAACCGAATACATTTGCTCTTTTACCATCACCATATCTAGCACCAGTAATAACCACATCTAATTCGATTAGTGGTGGCTTATACTTAATCCAATCTTTAGACCTTTTTCCCGGTTGATATAATGCATCAGTTGGTTTAATAATAATCCCTTCAAAACCATCTTGAATTGCAGAATGATAAAATCCCATAACTCCCATTTCATCTGTATTTTCACTCCAAATCCTATGAGTTGGAAAGGGACCATAGTTATACTCCCACTTACTTAATCTATTATACAACGGTTCATCCATAAACGATTCACCATCCGTTTGTAACATATCAAATATAACAAACTTAACTGGACATTTTTGAACTGCATCCATCTTATCTTTTGAATGAACTCTAGTGCCTAACTTTTGATGTTTTTCAGGAGTCCCATCTTCTTTAATAGGATAAATTTCCCCATCAACAATAAATTCATTTGGTAGTTTTGATTCAAGAATTTGTTGAACAACATCAGGAAATTGGTCGGTAGCATCTTTACCTTTACGATTAAAAATAATTACTCTATCGTCCTTTCTATGAACTTGATACCTATTACCATCATACTTATATTCTACAACATAATTATTATTAGGCCACTTATCTTTAGGTAATGCTTTTGCTAACATAGGCTTAATAAAATTACCAAAGCCTAATGTGTTTGGGACGTCTACTTTATTCTCATAAAATAAAATGACTTCATCAAGAGGCAAAGCCCGAATATCTACTTCCATTTTCTTAATATCTTTATTGTAATATTCAGAGACGGCCTTCACTAAATTTTTGTTTTGGAAACCGTTACGAGGCTTTCTTAACCAATAACGAATAAACCATTTCTTTTCTAGGCTATTCATATTAGTAAAGGACTCTTCAAACAATCTAAATACATTACCATCAGAGCGACTACAATCTAGAGTTAAAAGACGAAGTAATTGATTTAAACTAACCTTACTTTCTCCTTCCATATAGCCATCAAAATTGTGAACTCCATCAGCCAAATCACCATACATAGATGAAAAGATTTCTATTTCATCTTCATATACACCATAAGCATTAGCAACCCATTTTATTGCCTTTTTCTTAGCAATATTATTTGGGTCAAGGTCAAGATTTAATATCTTAATTAGCACAGGTTTATTATTACATTCATCAAATGCCTTTTGAAATAACTTAACTTTAAATGTTGGCGCAACAGTTTCTATACTTTCATTAAATTGTGCAAATTCAAGTAAAGTATTCATTCTTCTCCATCCCCAAACATTTCTTCAAATTGCTTAACTGTTTTTACATACATGTTACTTAAGAACTCAATTGCTTTCAAAATATCATCCATAAGTTCTTGACCTCTTTTTCCATCTCTATGTGCTACACCACTTAAACCAATCATAGCAAGAAAGGCCTTTAAGTGTGCTAGTGTAATGTTCATAGAATGTAATACGTCCTTTCTATGTTCACTATCTTCATCAATCCTAAACATAGATTGTAGGGTTTCAACATTATTTAACCATACATAATCTTTAACCATATCACTTTCATCTGCATTAAATACTTCATCATATGTTGAATCTGCACCTATGTATAAACCATTGATAAAAGAATCAACTAAGTCATCGGGCAAATCTCCCCTTAACTTCAATTCTATTTTATGTAGAATATCATCTACCTTATGCATTTCATCTTTCTTTTTCTTATCCATTACTGATACCTCCCTAGTATTAAATCTGCAAAAGCAATATCAACATGATGTGGCATTACTTTTGAATATCGTCTATCTTTTTCTAATGCTAAAGCAACTAGATTACCTAGCCTTTGCATTAGTATCTCGCTTCTCTCTTGAAATTGTTCAATTGATTCAGGAGATAATGTTTTTCCTTTTGTTTGTTCTTTTAATGTTCTTTTTGATTCTTGATAACTTACCATTTTAATCACCTCTTGAAAATAACACGGCTTAACTGGCCTCCTAAGCGTCTAGGATTCTAGAGGCTCAGAGGGACAGTTGAACCGGACTATTTTCACTCTATCATTTCACCTCTAATGAATTTATTTACTTCATTAAAGGTAAAGAAATACCGTGGTATCTCTAATTCGTCCAATCTATTTACAACCCAACAGGCTCCACCTAAACTACTTATTTGGACTATTTCATAAGTAGCCTTGCCTTTTTGAATTACTTCTTTAGTTCCTATTTCAGGAGTTAATCCATAGATTCTGGTTAATTCCTTAGCAATACTATCCATATTTTCTGCTACATATTTAATGATATGTGTTCTTTGAATAGGAACTTTTGCATCAACAGTCAATTTAATTTTTCCTGTTTTCTTACACACCTTACATTTGTTTCCTTCACATATTGGACAGATAATTTCTGCCGGTAAAGGTGCTGGAAACCTCACAGTTACAGTTTTTTTCATGGGTTCGCCTCTATATATTCTACAACTACTTCATCTATTTCTTTGTCTGGACCCTTTGGTTCCTTATTGCCCCAAATGAGCCGGTAAAGCCATTTCATTTTCACCACCAATAATTGCTACTTCGGTAGATAATACCATCAATGCAATTGAAACTGCTGAACGGAAACTACTCTTAGTTACCTTTACTGGGTCAATAATACCTCGTTCAAGAAGATTTACATCATTTTCAATCTTAAGTGCATCAAAACCCACACCATACATATTAGATACATCACTGTAAGTTAAATCTACTCCTGCATTTCTAGCAATTTGGAAATATGGTTCATGGAAAATTCGACACATTAATACATTAAAATCATTTTCTTCTAATTGAGTTGAAGCATCAATTAATGCTTTTCCACCACCAACAACAAACCCTTGTTCTCTAGCCGCTTGAGTAGCATTTAAAGCGTCATCCAATCTTTCCTTCTTTTCTTTTAATTCAATTTCAGTTGGTGCGCCCACTGTAATTCTAGCAATTCCACCACGAAGTTTAGCAAGACGTTTCTTTAATCTACTAGCAAGATATTTATCATCAGTTTTCTCAAATTTAAACTCAAGTGCGATTGCTCTATCTGAAATTCTCTTATCGCCTTCATCATCACCATCTACTGTAATAATAGTTCTATCTTTAGTAATGATTGCCTTTGAAGCCATACCTAAAACTAAATCATCATTCTTAGAAATATCTTCACCGGAATCTACATCAATAACCTTACCACCAACAATAGAAGATATATCATTCATTTCCTCAATCATAGCGTCACCAAAACTAGGTGCTTTAATAATACAACAATCAATAGTTTTCCTAAGAATATTTACAATAATATTCGCCAATGCTGAACCTGTAACATCTCGCGCCATAATTAACAGTGGTCGCTTATGAGTATTACAATGTTCTAAGTATGGAAGAACATCTTGAAAGTTCTTAATATCTTCATTAGTCATTAGTATGTATGGATTATCCAACACACATGAACCATCATCTTGATTTACCATTGTATGACTAACCATACCTCTATCAATTTCATAACCATTTACAACCTCGATAGTAGTTTCATTTGTTGTTCCCTCTTGAACAGAAATAACACATTGTTCACCTGCTAAAGCAATTACTTCGGAAATTAATGAACCTAATTCTTCATCGTTGTTAGATGCAATTGTAGCGATTTGCTCAACCTTTTCTTGACTATCAACGGGTTCAGCCATAACATCAAGAACTGCACAAATAGCATCAGTATATTCTAAAATACTCTTTCTAAATTCTGCTAGATTTTCAATAGTTTCTTGATTAAAATAGTCACATAATGCTTGAGCCAATACACAAGCAGTAGTAGTTCCATCACCTGTATTTGATTGTGCTTCTGATGCAACATTTTGAATTAATTCAACTCCCATTTGAATGAATGGGTCATCAGAAGATACAAACTTAGCAATAGTTACTCCATCATTGATAACAGTCGGTCTAGGATATGTCTGTAATACAACAGTTTTTGCTTGTGGTCCTAATGTAGGTTTAACTGCATCAGCAACAAGATTAACTCCTGCTAATATCTTTTCTTTCGCTTGTTCATTAAATAATACTTTACTCAAAATTTCTCCCCCTTTCCTGTTTCAAAATAAATTTGTGAAATATCTATGATAAGATACTTCATATATGGAACTGCTGCTTTATCATTGAAAACAACAAATTTACCATTAAGTTCCCCATCAGGAGAAGATATTACTCTTCCTGTTTGGGAATCTGTTGTAATTAATCCAGAAACGCTAGTTTCATCACGCTTCTCAATAATTACCCAATTATTACAATCTAATACTCTCATTAAAATACCTCCTTTTTACCACATATAGTGCATCCCATAATTACATTAGTTTTTCTAGAATGCACATTTACTTTCTTTTCTTCAAGGATAACAACAGTGTTAGTCCCACACTCTAAACATTTAACGCCCTTCATTTATAATACTCTCCAGTGTTTCTCTTACAGCATATCTAGCAATATGAGGACCATTACCCCTTTTTACTCCATTAACATACCTTTGTAGTTTGTTCAAAACTAATTCTAATTTTTGTGAATCGTTCATTCTTCTTCACCTGCCGTATATTCTAATTCCAATACACATAATCTATACTCTTCTTCTGCCGCTAACAATTGTTGCATTAAAAATGTATGTCTTGTAATGATACTATCATTATCATGTTCAAATACTTCTAACTCAGTTCTGGCATCCTGAACATATTCTTCTATCCTATCTACATCTTTTTGAGTAGTCATTCTTCTTCACCAACATATGCCATTCTTTCTTCATAAAAGATAAAATTCTGTAATGTCTTATCATCTTGCATCCAAAGCATTCTCTGTCTATCACCAAGAACAATTGCAGATTCCATCAATAGTTTCCAACTATTAATTGTCTTTCTATCAGTCCCACTAAAATAGGCTGTGCCAAATGGATGAGTATGAATCCAACACTTAATCGGCAATTTCATCTGTTTTAATTGTTCTTCTTGATTTTCAAAAGAAACAAAACCCGGAGTCCCATAACTAATAAATAACCTTTCATTAGAATCAATCACTACTTGAACTTCCCTATCAATATCAAAAGCCTTTAGGCTCATAGCAAAAATTTCATCAAGAAATGCTGATGAAAGATACCCTGCAAATAACTTATATCCGTAGTTATCTATCTTCCATTCATCATAATCTTCTCCTTTATGATTCTGCCATATCTCAAACAAACTCTCTATACGTTCCTTCCAATCTTCTATTTTTATTTCACTTCCATCAACCATTACTTTAGCCTCCTTGATAATTTACCAATCTTCTTTTTTATTCGCGCCCTTTTCTTATTTGCTCGCCTTTGTCTCCATCTACCAAGAAAACTTATCTTTGGTTTAATAATACGATGTTCTTCAACAGTAATATTATCATTCTGTAAACTAGCGGATAAAAGAGCATCTAATCTATTTTCCTTCTTTATTATACTATATCTATTTTGAATAGCAGAAATACTTCTACCTAATTGAGAAGCAATTTGCTCTACATCATCAATACCATAAAATCTAACTAATATTAAATCTTCTGCAACAGTCCAACCTTTGCCGGACCTTCTTTCAGTCCTTAAACTGAGTTTTGATGTTGCCATATCCGGCTTATCTTTTACCACCTTATCAACTTTTTCTTCCATATTTTTCTTCCCCACTATCGGTTTTTTATTCTCAGGTCGAATGCCTCTTTTAACTTTCAACAATTTTCCATTTTGACTTAAACTAATAATTTTACTTATAATTGAACTCTCTGTTCTATTAGTATTAAATTCTTCATTTAAAGCATTTGCTAATCCAATATTACTATACTTGATATAGTTATCAATTATAAATTGCTCTTGTTCATCATTCCAGTGAACTTGAGTTTTCAACGTTTTACCCTGTTGTGGTGGTAAATTATATCTTCTTACTAATTCATGACGTTTCCATTTAATGCTTTGAGCACTTCTTCCCCAACCTACTGTCTTAAACACAGTAAATATTTCATCGTCAGATAAACCTTCATCATAAAGGTCTAATAATAATTCTAGTTCGTTTTCTGTCCATCTTCGTCTTTCCATTTTAATCACCTATACATTTATCATTTTAAAACTATTTACTTCTTCTTCATTAAACCATCGTTG